ATCTCCTTGGCTAGATCATGCTCCATATTCTTATGTAGGGTTATTGTTCCTTTTTCAAAATCAGTTAATCCCCAACAAGCAGATCCTTGGTGAGATATGGCATTTGAGAAAATAAGTTTATATTTCTTATATCCCGCATCAATCTCAGTAATGCCTTCCTCCTGGAGTCGATCAAGTATAGTTTTGGATTTCTTCATTTTCTTCCATGCGTAAGGTTGAGTAATCAACAGTCATAGGCACAATAAATCTAGGTTTTCCGTTTCTAGACTTGATTACGAAAGCTCGCATTGTGCCCTGATCAAACTCCTCCTCAGTTTGATTTAGCGAAATAGCAAAATCACAGGTTCTGATCTTACCATAGGAATCACCTAGTTCTGCGTCTGTAATAACTTTTACAGTTCTACCCATTCTGTTAGTTTGAGTAGCAGTCCAGACAAGGAAACCAAACTCAACGCCAAGACCTCGAAGCTCCTCAGCGATTCTTTGCTGGGCTAGATATTCTTGTTGGATCTCTCTAGTTGGCCTCATAAGCTCAAGATAATCTACTACAAGAACATCAGGCTCGAAGTCGTTATAGTTCTTTAGTTGAACTAGAAGACTACGAATCGCATTGATTGAAGCCTGCCCTGTGGGAAACTCCTTGATAACTAGATCACTTTGAGGGAACTCCTGCTTGAACATATCAAGACGCTCTTTTACAGAGGTATGGTTGGCTGGATCCTTGAGTTTAAATTGAGGGATCAAGGTCATAATAGAATCAAACCGTTGAGCAATCTTGTCCTCACTCATCTCCAACGAGATATATAGAACCTTCTTGCCCTCGATCATACACTTCACACCCTGATTGACTAGATACAAGGATTTGCCAACCCCAGGAGGCGCTACAACCATCGCAAGCTCTTTCGGCCCTAGTCCGCCTTCAAGAGACTTGTCAAGCGACGGAAGAACCGTCTTGTATTTCGTCGTAGCGTCTTTATTGAAAGTTCTATTCCAGCGATTAAGAACATCACCGAAATAGTCTTGTCCCGTATTAACATCTCTATTGATTAGAAGAGCTTTCTTTACGAGGTCTTCAACCTCTTCAACTCTGTCTTCCTTGATTAGCGAAATACTTTCAGCTATGGCTGATTTCATCGCCTCCTTTTTAGCGAACCTCTCGATTAGGTCCAGGAAGTAGTCTGAGTTGGAAACACAAGAAGTATCAATATTGTTGATGTAATAAAGCTCATCAGCGTAATCTGATACATTCTCCTTTGGTCCTAGCTTTTGCTTTACATCCTCGATAATAAACTCATCATTAGGCAGTTTATTATACTTGTCGTAGTGGTCCTTGACAGCTAGGAATAGTTTTGAGTGGCTAGGGAACTCAAAATAATCAGGCTTAACTAGATTTACGATCTGTAGAAAGAAGTCTAGGTCTGATTTCAATAGATATAGAATACCCCTTTGGATATTCTCAGAGAACTCGTATGCCATTAGTTAGAATTGTTTTTGTGGTTTAGAAATGTCTAGTTTGTCTTTGCCTGCGTCCTTATAACCCATCTTGTTTGCCTTATCATAGGCTTCTCCAGTTAATTTTTTTGCTCTTTCCATCTTATCCTTGGATTCATCAGAGCGTAATCTCCGAACCTTACCGTCTCGCTCTAGGTTCTCATAATTAAAATTAGCTGGCTTATATCTAAAGGACTCATCATTCATTCTAGCCTTAGTTTCATCAATAGACCTATTTAGGAATCTATTTGCTGAATCTTTATCAAATCCTTTTTCTGCGTGCTTTCTATACCTCTGCTTGATTGACCAGAAATCATTAGCACCAGTTCCTCTATTACCACATCCATCATCCTTAAAAGAGAAGTTTACCTCTCCAAAGAAACGATCAGACAGTTTATTACACTCTGGGCATTTGGTTCGCTTGGGAGCTTTACCGATTTCACAGTCTCTCTCCCAAACGACCTCACACTCTTTACATAACCATTCAAATGTAGGCATAGTTATTCTTCCCAATAGGGGCAATCTTCATCAGGAAGCTCTTCAAACTCAAGCTCCACACTCTCCTCCTTCGAGAGAGCAAGCATCTCCTGATTGTAGTCCAGTTTGGACTCCTCCTCTGGTTCCCATGTATTTTTCAATGTTTTCCTCCGTTAGTTCAATTGCTTGTAATGTGCTATTTCTTTTGCTAGTTGAATAAAAGTTTCTTCTGTCAAGTTCATTAGCGAACCTTTTGTAAACATTTTTTTTAACACTCTCCTCCTTCGAGAGAGCAAGCGTCTCCTGATTGAATCGCTGTTTCAACTGGATCGCCCATGTATTTTTCAATGTTTTCTTTAGTCAGGGAAATAGCTTGTAAAGGAGCATCTTTGTGGGAACCGTCCCTATAAACCGTAAGACCTTTAAGGTAAGGTGCGTAATCCAGCGCGGCTTGAGAAAACTCCCCAGCCTCAGCAGTGGATGGAAGATTGATTGTTTTTGAAATACATGAGTCGATGTATTTTTGTATAGTTGCTTGTACCGTAATGTGATCCTTTGGGGTGATGTCGTAAGCCCCAACGAACGCATCGAGATTTCGTCCTTCGTCATAATATTTCTGAAAAAGGGGATCAACAACTAGTTGTTCTTTCCAAATGTTGTTGCTCCTCCAACGGCGATTGTACATCGCTGAGAAGATAGGCTCGATTCCGCTAGATACTCCATGTAGCATTGAAATAGTTCCGCATGGAGGGATGGTGAGCATGACTGCGTTTCTAATGCCGTGACGCTTAATAAGCATACGGATCCTAGCGGGTAGGGTTTTAGCAAACTCTTCATCAAGATACTTCTTATAGTCAAACTCTGGGAAGGGAGCCTTATCCCTTGCTAAGTATATAGACATCTTATAGGCTTCATCACGAATAGTTCCGAATAATCTTTCAAGAAACTCTAAACATTTTTCAGAACCATAGACAATACCTAGTTTGATGAGCATGTAGTGAAGACCAGTAACGCCAAGTCCAATACGACGAGAACGCTCTGCTACGGTCTTACACTCTTCTGTGGGGAAAGTATTGATGGTTAGAACATTATCAAGAAATCTAATACCTGATCTAACTGTTCTTGCTAGACGCTTCCAATCTACATCAGAATCATCATCAAGAAGCATATTGCTAAGATTGATATTGCCCAAGCAACAGTTTCCGTAGCTCGGAAGAGATATTTCCCCGCAAGGGTTTGTTGAGTCAAGTTTTTCAAAATACGATACATTAGTATACTTATTAGCTAGATCAATGTTATAGATTCCTGGATCTCCAGACTCTACTGAGTTTTTCCAGATTCGATCCCAAAGATCACGGGCTTTGATGGGCTCACTTCCAACTACTTCAAAGATCTCAGTCCAATCCTCTCTATGGAAGTTTTCTGCTCTACGAATAACATCATCCTCATCAAGACCGATAACGAGGAGTTGTCTAATCTCTCCTTTATTATTAGTTGCTTGTAGACGGTACTGGTGATACTTCTTGTTGTTATAGGAGAAGTACCAGTCCTCACCAAACTCTACTGCTTCCAGGAATCTGTTAGTGATGGCAACGGAGATGTTGAAGTTGTTGAGTTGTCCTTGGTCAAGTTTGACGCTAAGGAACTCAAGCAGATCAGGGTGAGTGATATTAAGAATGCCCATAAGAGCCGTGCGACGATTCTTTCCCGCTCGTACATGCTCGCCTACCTCATTAATCATTTGGAGAACAGAAACAGCACCAGGAGCACTATTGGAAACACTACCAATATCGTCTCCTTTAGGTCGAATCTTAGAAACATTAAAACCTACGCCTCCTCCAGCGCAGGAGATTTTATACATATCCATTACCGTCTTTCCAATGGAATCAACGGTGTCTTCTGGAATGATTACATAACAGTTTAGAAGATTGTGTCTACCACGATTGCGACCAGCCCCGAAAATAATTCTACCACCAGGAATAAAATCACCAGATCCGATGGTTTCATAAAATAGTTTCTCGACCTTTTCCTTTTCATCATCACACTCCGCAGATGCTACTGTTTTAGCAATAACCTTAGCTCGCTCTGCCCACTTTGTTTCTCCTGGGTAGGCGTAACGCATCTCGAAAATCTCTTGTCCTAGTCCTTCTAAACTTTTTATTGTCATATTATTTTCCTTTTATTGTTGACACACCTTTACGCTTCATAATAGTAAGCGTTTTTGAATTATCCATTAAAGACTTTAGGTAATTATTATGTGTAATTACAAACAAAGTCTTAGATTTCTTTAGATCTGATAAGAGTATGTAGAGTCCATCCAACTAAATTACTATCTATTTTTTATGATTTTTTATTTTCATAAACTTCATCATCCTTACTATATACTAAGGAGGAATAGATATGAAGTGTGGAATTTATAAAATACTGAATTTAAAAAATAATAAAGTTTACATTGGCTCTTCCAAAAACATTTTTTCTAGATGGAAAGAACATAAAAAATCTCTAAGAAAGGGATCCCATCATAATCAACATCTACAAAATAGCTATAATAAACATGGGTGTTTTTCATTTCAGTATATTATAGAAGAAGAGTGTAATGAATCCGAACTACTAGTTAAAGAAGAATTACATCTTTCTAAATATAAGAACCATTATAACATAGCGGAAGTAGCTAGGAATAGTCCTACGCCTAAGACCTACGAAATATTAGATGAAACAGGTAAAGTTATTAAAGTAAAAAATGCTAGAGAGTTTTGTAAAAAGCATAAACTAAGTCCTGGAAACTTCTCACAAATGGCCTCTGGAAAGCGTGAGCAGTGTGGTCCATACAGAAGCACAAAGTATAATAAAAAAGCAAAAGGTAAGGTGGTCACTTTTACAAATGGAAAAGAGACAATAACACAAAATGTTCACAAGTTTGCTAAACAACAAAATCTTCCATTTCAGAATCTATACAAAGTAGCTAATGGAGAAAGAGCTTCGTGTGGAGGATGGTTCCTCTTAGACTCTTGATACTCCTTTTTTCTTTACTACTTTTATTGTAGACATTTCTGAGAGCATACTGAGTAGTGCTGGGTTGTGCGTAATAATAAATACTTTTTTGGTCTTTTTTATATCAAGAAGAAGGCAGTAAAGACCTTGTATACCATCTTCGTCTAAATTCTCGGCAACTTCATCAAAAAATAGTAGATTACTTTCGCTATTGCTAGAAATATTAAGAAGGGATTGAAGACCTAGCATTACCGCTAAACCTACTTTACGCCTCTCTCCTCCTGAAAGTGAGATGTAGTTAACGACCTCACCTCTATGGGTAATCGTCTCATTTAGTTCTTGATCAAACTCAATAAAAAACTTACCTTGAGAGAGGTGAGAGAGATAGTAGTTTGATTTTGAGTTTAAATAGGTTAGAATATTTCTAATAATATATTTTACTAAACCTTGCTCAGAGAACGCTTTCTCCCAAAATCGCATAACCTCATAGCGCCTGTTCAGGGTAGTTTTTTCTTGTATCAGAGCATCAATCTTTTCTAGCGTATGTTTCTTGATTTCTTTGAAAGTTTCTTGTTCTTTACGAAGTTGCTTATATTCAGAAATCTTTCCAAACTCATAAGAAGAGATAGGAAGTTCTTTCTTGGATAAAGGAAGCTCAGTAAGCTGTAGCTCTAAATCATATAGTTTATCAACCCAGTCAGTAATCTCCATATTGATGGAATCCACATCAACCTTTTTACCCTTTACTGGCTGTCCACAGGCATAACAGTTTTTATCATTTGCTGATTGTCGCTTCCTTTTCAGGGCATCAATATTAGAATCTACCTTTTCTATTGATCTTTTTAGATTAGCTACTTTCCAGTCAATATCCGTATTGTGTTTTTCAATATTAGATATTTCTTCAAATGATAGATCAAGAACTTCCTCAGAGTATTTACTAAGTATCTTAGAAGCTATGATTTCACTTTCAGCAATCTCCTTTTCAAAAGACTCAATGTTCTTATTATGCTCCTCAATAATCGCGTCAATAGATTTTGTTCTCTGAGTATACTGAGACTTTAGAAACTTTACAGATTCTCTAAGATCAAAGAGCTGATCGAGATTCAGGAAGTTCTTTAGTATGATTCGTTTATCGTCAGGCGAGGCTGCTAGGAACTCTAGGTTGTTTTGTTGTCCAAATACAGATGAGGACAAGAACACCTTATAGTTGATCCCAAGCAACTCATCCAGCATCGCCTGAGTTTCCCTCTGATTTGCTCTGGTAATGTCTACGCCATCCTGATACACATGGAGGGTCGTCGGCCTCTTGCCTCGCTCAATGACGATATTATCATTTACCCTAAGCCTAACGAGGCACTTCTTCTTGGCCTGATTATTGACTAGAGCTTCCTCCGTTGATTTACGAACCGTCTGCCCAAAAAGCCCCCAAACAATAGACTCAATAATGATACTTTTTCCAGCACCATTACTACCCCCTGTGTCCTTATTCTGCCCCTCTATAAGAACAATACCCTCGTAGTCATCGAAGGTAATGCTCATAGCCTTAGCAGAGTAGAAGTTATAGATCTCTACCTGATTGATTTTCATAGATTATTTTTAGACCGTCTAGTAGTTCGTCTTTGCCTATTTGTGAGTTGCTAGAGTTGATATACTCTTCGATTAGATCGTTGTTTACATCTAGAACTGCTTCACGATCCTCGTTGATATTAAACTCCTCTTTCGTATCTACCAGGGGTTTGTATTTGATTTCATAGTAGCCAACTTTCAACTTGTCTAGAAGGTTGGATACAGACTCTTGATCTTCTCGAATAGACGACATATTGATACGGAGAAGAGTAAAATAGTTATCGTCATTGATCCAATATAGATTCTCTTCTACAGACTCATAATCAATCTGAATATGACGAATACCAAAATCTATGTTATAAGCATTGAGAACATTGTTCTCGTTTAGTATTGCGTAGAAGGATTCTTTTCCAGACTCCTGAAAGCTAGTTGTAAATGGAGTTCCTAGAACCGTGATATTACCCTCTTGCTTATACCCATGAATGTGTCCAAGAATAGTATTATGGGTAAAATCAGAAGGAGAAATAGTAAAATCAGAATCACCAGCAGAATTAAGAGCCCCGTTGTAACCAAAATGGCCGAATACTGTAAAGCCTTCAGGAACTTTTTTAAGCTCTTCTTTAATACGGTTCTCATCTTCATAATGAGGAATATAATATTGATTCTGCCAAGTGTAATACTCTGGGTGTATTACCACAGAAACCCTATTGGGAACCTCAAACAAGGAAAGAGCGGTTACTCCATCATCTGCTTTAGTCTCACTATCATGATTTCCTCGTAGGATTACAGCATGACCTGTTTTGTAAGAGGCATAATCAATAACTTGCTTCAAAGCTAAGAGTACACTAGGAGTTGGCCTCCTGTGCATCATAAGGTCCCCTAGAAATACAACTCTAGTTATTCTACTTTTACTATTTGATATAGCTGTATCTATGAGTCTTTTTGTATACTTTATCTGAGCTTTAAGAAGCCCTCTAGGCTTATCATTAAAGTGAAGATCACCTATTACTAGAGTTACCATTTATTTTGTGGGCAGTTTTCTGAAAGCATCTTGGTCTTAAAACGGAGAATACAACCACAATCACTACAAATGCCTTTGTCGAACTCTGGGCACATAAAACAGATAGACATTCTTTGGTCTGCTATTTCTCGGTTGGTCTTGAAGCCAGACCGTATCCAATTATAGACCGCCTTTATAAATCTACTCAGTCTTTCCATAATTTGTTGTGTATCCATAATCTTTTAGAAAATTAGCACAAAAATATAAAAGATCTTCTACTCTTGATCCTGTTGGTTGGTGTTTAGTCCATAGCTCTAAATTAGAAATTGTATTATCATCTCTAATACCATTCTTATGGTGAACATTTTCTTTTAGTTTTAGAAACCTTCCTAAATGCTCTTCCATAACTAACCGATGCTCCATAACATACCCTCTACAATTAGCCTCTGGATGGTCAGGGGCATAAGCATAGATGTATCCATTAGCAGTAGTGGTCTTACCTCCTTTCCAATTTCGTCTTCTTTCCGCACAGGAATCACAAGCTAATGATCTTTTTTCTTTAGGACTTCCACATTTAGGACATTTATCTTTTCTATTTTTTTTAGTTTGATTGTAGTCGCAGGTTTTACACTGCCACCGATGCCCGTCTTTGGATTGCTTGCTTTTATAAAAATCAGAAAGTTCCTTCTTGTTTTTACACTTTGTACAAATCTTCATACCAACTAACTCCTTGAACTCTTTGGTCCTTATTGTATTTAGTGGAGTGAAGACATAACGCTCTCCAAGAAATTGGAAAAATCTCATTCATAATTTTTCCAATCTTCCAAGCATACTCCTGAGTTTCTTTTTGAGCATGAGATTCTGTTCTTTGGTCCCATAGGTGAAACCAAGAAAGAAGGGATCCTGTCCAAACAATCGTTGTATACATTGATTGAGGAAGAATGGCTCTAGCTTGTTCTGGTGCCGCTCCTGCCTTTAGTAGCCGATTGTAATTGTATACACAGGACTTGTTTTGAATATCGAAAGTATCGGCCCAGGTCCCTGGGAGGGTTTGATCAGAAGACCCCTGCTTTACATTGTCTGCTTTCATACGAACCTCGTCAGGAACCCAGAACTCAGGCTCCTGTGTGATGTATCTTCTAGATACTTCCGAAAGAGACATCCCTACTTGGTGTTTAGAAATCTGCCTTAGTACAAAGATAGGAGTATAAAGTCTAAGAGTAATATGAGGGTGACGAAACGGAAGCAGGTGCTCATGCTTTGCCAGATAATGTATAAGTCTAGTATCTTTTTCGCTATCGAATTCTTCATGTTCTTTATCAAAGGAACACCTCGCAGCGTTCACAACAAGTAGATCGCCATCTTTCGTATTTGTAATCAGCTCAACAAAACCAATACCATCTTCCGTATATAATAGTCTATTCATACTGTGCCTTCCCCTCGATAAAATGAACTTTTTTTCCATCTCCGAATGAGTTTCCCACTTCTGCTTCAATTTCAAATGGAACATTGAAGTGTAGCTTGAAAACCTCCTTCATGATAGGAGCGTCTACCATGTTGTGATACATGATATCCAGCGCTTCTTGTACCTCATCCTCTGGGCACACAACCTCAATCGAGTCGTGAACTGTTGCTACAGGTCTAGCGTTCATTCCTCTTTTCTTGAACTCCTTTGCGATTCCTAGAAGCGCACATAGAAGGATATCAGAAGCCGTGCTTTGGATAGTAAAGTTTAGTCCTTGGCGTAATGATCTATTCTGAACCTTTAAGTCTCTGCTATAAACATCAGGAAGATTTCTCTTACGACCAAAGATTGTATAAGCGTGACCATGAGTTTTAATGTAGTCGTTTACATGATCCATGTAGGAGAAGATTCCAGGATACACATTTTTGTAGTCTGCGATAACCTTCTCAGCACGCTTCATTGAAATATTCATAGTCTCGCTAAGATTGAATGCTCCACCACCATAGACAATAAGGAAGGATACAGCCTTCGCAATCTGTCTTTCTTCTTTGCTAATCTCCTGCTTGTTGAATAGAAGTTTAGCAGTATAGGTGTGTAGGTCAGCACCCTCATTGAAAGCCTTTTGCATATTACCTTC